CCTCGTCCAACCACACTACATCAACTGACCTTCCTTGCCACTTCTCCACTCCCATCTCATACGCTTTAAAGAATAAAGAAGAGTTCCCTCCAGATACATGCTTTATCAAAGCCATGGATTTGGCGTTCGGTACTCCCGGCTTACGTTCCGTTTTTATAATATTTTTTTGAGGTATCGCGCCGGAGCCAAATGCTTCAGGGTCATCAGGGGAACCCAATAATTCATATTGAACAATGTCTCTGGTGGTTTCGTTTGAAACTCCACCAGCCCATGCTACAATAGGCTGATCGTACCTTCTCCCGTTCCACCATTTAGGATACATCCCGGTTACGTGGTAGGCCATCTCTGCGGCACCACAGTAGGACTTGCCTATCCTGTTAGCTGCCATCAGAAGCCTCTGATTAGCCTCTAGGCCGGTTTTGTGGAAGTTACCTTGGTAGGGGTACGGGTCGTAGAAGTCTAGCTTGTTAAAGCGCTCTCTAAGCTTTATTTCTCTTAGATCGGTTATTGCTTCTGCCAGAGCTTCCTTTGTAGCCACTTGCATAAATTGCTCTAGCTTGCTTTTGTGCGAAAGACTTACTTGCATAGCATTTACCTGATTTTCCCCATTTCCACCCGCTTTTCCCGTTCTTTAATTGGCATTCCTGTAAAGGCATTAGTTCAAGACATCAGGGATTTGATCTACAGTAGAAGTCCCTAATAAAGCCTCCAATTCCTTTTTAAGCTCGTCGGTACTCTTCTCAGAGATGGAAGTCACTCTCTGTTCTATAGTATCGGTTGGTTTTAACCCACCACGATCAAGAATGTCTTTGGCGGCTTGTAACCTAATCGCATCACTAACTGCGCTGTTCATTATGCTACGTACTACGGCTAGTGCTTCAGGTAAGCTATCCGCTACCTCTGTCTTCATCCTGTTAGCAATCTCATTGGCGAATTTCTTACGCATCAAAGATGCTTGAGTACGGGCTGTCTTTGCAGAATACCCCGCTTTTATCGCTGCCTGAGTGCCGTTATTACCGGCACAAAATGCTTCTATGAAGGCTTCCTGTTTTTCTGTTCTCACTGCAAAAGGCCCTGCCCTTGAAATCTAAGCATCATTTCTCGTTTGCGCTGTTCTTCTGCCATAAGCTCTTCTGGGCTAGGGCCAACAGATCGAACAGTTGGATCTAGCTGCATATTTAGATCCATAGGAATTGTCTCGTCAGCTATGGCAGGGATGTTGATTCCGGGGACTCCAGTGTTTTGATTCCCGCTTAAAACTTTCATTGCATCAAATGGTGTTATTTCAGGGTCAATAAGACCCAACTGTACGAGCATGTCGTATTGCAGTTTAGCAGTCTCTACTAGTCTCTCCAGAGGTATTTGCCCGCGTAAAGCCATATCATAGGCCCTATTTTGCTGTCTGTATTCTGATGGATCCTGAAATTGGCTTGCATCCATGTTCTTCATTTCCTGCGTTTGCTGCATTTCCTGCATCAGCCTTAATTCTTCTTCGGTCATTAGACTACTCCGTTGTAAATTCCTTGTTTAAGCCCTCTATCCTAGAGGAGACGTAGGTTTTAAATACAAAAGGCAGCACCCCATGTACGATACCTACTAATGCTGATACCAATAATGTAGCGCTAACACCCCATGCGAGGCGTAAGTGCTTGATATACGTAGTGTTTTCTAAGTGATTCAATTATTACCCTCCGCTGTATGGAGACAATATGGGAAAAGAATTTTAAAATGAAAGGGGGTCGGTGGGGTTCATGGCTGTCGCCAAATGAGAATGAGAATCATTCGCGTTTGCAGATGAGAATGAGACGCATTCGCATGTAAGTAAGCCGGAACATTAGAATATTCTAATATAGTTGCGTTAGAATATAAGGGTTTGGGAACTGGGTTGGTTTGAACTGAGTGTGAGTGTGCGGTCACAATATCACAAAACCACAGATGTCTATACTCTATTGACAGTCACCACACCATATGCTAGGTGTTTGTATACTCTATCTAGATCAATAGATCTATGACATGTCAATATGTTTATTTATACAGTAGTTGGCTATAGTTGATATACACCTACCTATAGCTTATGCTGACAAGGTTCTATCTGTAGGGATTGGCCGTTTTTCCCGCGCGTTAGGCGCTGTCTAAGTAACGGCTCGTACAGACCGGGATTGTTAAAGTAACCGGGTACTGAGACAAGGCTTGTCTAGCTTGCGACAGTAGCGATTCTGATGCCTTGGAAGTGTTCAAGGCTACCCACTGCTAGCGGTTTTGATTGCGCTGCTAATAGTGGTTACTCAATCAGCAATCAATGGGAGTTATTTAAATGTCACACGAATTAGATATTAATCCTGTAACGATGCAACCCTATATGGCGCGCGATGTAAACGCTCAAAAGCCTTGGTGGGAGACGGACGGTTTTAGTGCTACCCGCATTGATCCGAATGAATCCCCGCAAGTATGGCGGGAGACTGCGCTACCTTGGGAAGTAGAAAAGACTCCGCTGATGTATATAACTGATGTAAATGATAGGCGACGTTTTAACGTATGGTCACGGGATTTTGATCCGGAGTTTGACGAATCATTATTGGTCACTAGGCCAATGGAACACGTAATAGGCACTCTAGATGGTGTACAGGATAGAACGCATTTACAGTCAATCTCACGGGATTCTATTAAGATCCTAGCCAATGACACGCGATTAAATGGTGTAACCGTCAACGGTAGAACTACGTTAGAACAAAATCCGAAGTTTGCTATCTATCGAAATGATACTGGGCATCTGTTAGGTCTAGCATCTAATCGTTATCACGTGCATTCTATGGACGATTTATGCGACGCAATGGCGATAGTTTGCGAGACTGGCGGTTATAAAATGTCCAGTATTGGAAGTCTCAAAAAGGGCGCTGAAATATGGTTCATGGCGCAAACTGGTGAGACTCACAATATATGTGGTGAGCCATTTAAGCGTAATGTAGTTATGTCAACTAGCTTTGACCAGTCTAAAACATCATTAGCGTATTGCACGGATATCGCGGTTGTTTGCAATAACACGCTCCAGTTCTCACTACAGCACTCAAGTAACTTGTTTAGGTTTTCACACTTGCAAGCGTTCGACCCTGAAAATGTCGTGGGTAACTTGCAAGCAGTAGCGGAAAATCAAAACTCGCAAAGGATGCTATTGGAGCGGTTAGCTGACCACGATATGAAACGCGACGAACGGATTAAGTTTTTTCGTAAAATCGCGGATCTAATCGTACCAGCTAATAAGGTACAGCGTGATAAAGAGCTAGAACGTATTAGCAATGACTTTGAAGCTACGTACCTATTCGGACCGGGGGGAGAGTTATCCCGCGACGGACATAGACGGCGAAAAGTCATAGGCGCTGGTTACGGTATCGCTGGTTATGTTGGCGAAATTCGTGATCCCGTGCCTAGTCGTATAGATACACGTTACGGCGCTTTGCAAGCAGTCAGTCGCTACGTTGATTATGAAATGTTAACGACACAAAAGGGCCAGAGTAAAGCTAATCGTTTTCAACGTGCCTTTGTTGGTGATGGTCGCAAAGTTAAAGATGCAGCGATGAATAATTTATTATTGAGGGCTGCATAATGACTGCTAAAAAGTTTCCGCGTGATAAGACTCGCATGGAACGTCAAATAGATATTGATAGACTAGTAGATTGCAGCCACAACCTATCAAAGGCGGTTAAAACTGTTTTAACGTTAGCGGGTGAATGTTTCACGGTTGAACTATCGGCCCTTGAAAAAATGGCGGATACTTTCAACGATTATTCTGTAGCACGGCGTCAATATTGGCTTGATACGGTAAACGACGAATTTGACGCTGACCATTCTCATATCTGTCATTATGAGGATTCTAGCTATGGCTAATGTCGATATATTCCCAGAGTTTCCATTTAGGGCTATTCAGGCCGCAACTAAGGAAAAACGCTGTATCAGTTGTAGTCGTGAAATGACAGAAAAACGTCACAGATGGTCATTACAGCAATGGCGCACGTATCAAGGTACTGGCTACTGCGCTCAATGTC